GGATTAAAGTTCTAGCGGCGTATTCAAATGGATTTTCAGCATATTTATTTAGCTCGCCTTTAGTCTTTAGCGACATAGGCTTATAAAAAATACTGCATCCCCATTCAGGAACCTCAATTTCTTTTGGTTCGTTAGATAGCTGCTGCTGAAAATGACCCCTAGCATTATCCAGAATACTCATGCTGGAACTGCGCCCCAAGTCAATGCACCACTACCCTGATAAGAGAATGATCGGCTAATTATTCCATCGATTGCACCGCCCATTGAAATACCAGTGATTAAAGCTGTTCCGGTTGCGAATTCATCGCCGGTTGTATCGCCTTCTGGATACAAGTTAAGAGTGATACTTGCCCCGATGGTCAAAACTTCTTGACCGCTGGTATCTGTTTCATCCCAAAAGCATTCAATAGAACCAGTCCACGACGTTCGACCTATTTGCATGGTTGTTGTTGTGGCATCTAAAGTTGAGTCATCGATAGTTGCCGCTGATTCGTCTATTGTCCACGCTGTAACTTCGGCAATTGTATCTGTGCCGGTCTTTACAACCCCTTCCGAACCTTTATGATTTGCCAATTTACTATCTCCTATTCAATATAACTAACTGTAAAATACTGCTCAACATTAGACTCATCCAAATCACTGTCGTATGAATCAAATTCGTTTTCAATCATTATGTTTCTAATATCTGTACTTGAAACTGTGCCTGAATATCTTTGTAGTGCTGCTTGTACTTGAGTCGCTACTGCTACCGCGCCAGATAATGTACTTGCAATGCTTATCACTCTACACTGAGCCTCACACATGCCAGAATCGCCATTGATTGCTGAAACTCTTTCTATTCCATTTACTTCAAAATAAACACATGGCTTTGCGGTGTCTTGTGTTATTTCTTTTGAATATATTCTCGTACTTACTAAACTTGTTAAAGCTGAGTAATTAGATAGTCTTGAATATATTGCGTCGCGTAATGCCATTATCTCATCAACATTTTCATAGCTTCTTTTTCAAAAGCTTTTATCATTGTGGATTGAAAGTCTTTTATCGACTCTGTTTTTTCACCGCGCAATGCCGTATCTAAAAATGGTGTCGGCTTAATGCCCCGCTTAGTCCCTTTAATTAGAAACCTAGCGTAATAAGCGTCTTTAAATTTGCCTTTTTTCTTCTTTAGCTTTAATGCTTTAACTTTTTGACTTCTTTTTAATTTATTTTTTATAAATCTAGTCTGTGTATCAATAGAGCTTGTTTCAATTATTACCGCTGCGCCATACTTCGCCTTAACCGTTCGATGCTTAACACTTCTTAGTAAAACGCCCGTATGCTTTTTAAAATTGGCTTTTATTTCTCGCCTAACTCTTGATTTAATCCTTTTTACACCACCTCTAAGCCCAGCGATAAGGAATTTTCTTTCTGTTTTAATGGGGAATTTAGTTAAGAACTTTTCCAGTTCTTCGCCGCCTTCTAATCTATGGGAAAAGTTCACGACTGCTCCTCAACCATTAAAATTAATTCTCTGTTTCTTTCTTCGGTGTTGATGATTGAAATAATATCAAAAATTCGATTATCCCAATTAATTCTCATGTCTACCGTTACCCCTGATAGGTATCTCATTGAGATTCTACCTGTAACAACTGACTGTAATTCATTGTTAGCCAAGTATTCTTTACCTGACAACGGGGAGACTTGCGCCCATGTCCATTTGTACGTTGACCAGGTTGTTTCGTCTTCACCGAGTGTATTTTTTGTCTCGGTTCGTTGTTCAATGACAACTTTATGATTTAATCTTCCACCTAGCAAAACGTCATTATCCGATATGGTGTTAATAATGATTCGTAAGTCATTTCTAACTGATCTCTTTCGTTAGGAAAAAGATTTCCGTAAAGCAATTCGATTTTAATTTTTATTGCGCTTTTAATTGGCTCCGGAACCGCACTCGCCGCACCATAACCACAAACAAATCTTATTTCTACTGCGTTTTCTCTGTCGTACACGTAAGGCCATGTTTGACTATAAGCAAGATTAACACGGCCAGGATCGCTATCAGTAACAACGTCATAAACAGTATTAGCAATAGTTTGTTGAGCGTTAGACGAATCATAATACTTAACAGAAGTCACCGACTGCAATTTGCCGTAAGGTAGTGTATTTACATAGTCAAAATCGTTGAGAAAGTAATCCCACGTTTGAGTTATAAATCTTCGCCAAGTGTAAATCTCCGCAAGTTCAGTAGCCGCCGTTATTAAGCTATTTATTAGCTTATCGTCGTCGCTTGCCGTTACCCGAAGATGTTTTTTTACTTCGCTTAGCGTTACTGGCTTTGCTGTTGGCGCTGTTACTAACGTTTGTGACATCTTGAGCTTTGCCTCTGCGAATCCATCTGTGAGCTGAAGGGTCGGGCAAGTCATAAACCTGCCCGATCTTAAATACTTCGACCACTTCAAAGTTATGGTCTAATACTTCCTCATTCGTTAAAAACTTAACTTCCATTAAATTTAAACTATCTCGTCAACTGTCGATAAATCATAGTCAGACGCTGGTGCTCTGCGAGGATTTAAACCTAACAAAACTGCCGCACTATCACTGGTCGCTGTGGCTGTAGTCATGATAATAGCTACGTGAGTAAAACTATTGTCAATATCCAAATCCTCAGCGCGACAATTAATAACCGCTTGCTTGTCTGAGTCAGTACCGGCTTGTGTAAGCTGTGTAATGGCTTTGCCTGAGATGTCTTTAACGCCAGTTCCCGAGCTATCAGTGGCCTGTACTAATTTCGCGTCCAGTGTTGCAGAGGCTCCCAAAGTACCCGCCATGATAACAGCCATCACTGTTTCAAAGTCATTCATGCTAACGTAATCAGACGTTAAAGCGCCTGCTGTATTTGCATCTGGGTCGATCATTCCACCAACCGCAACGCATTCACTTCCTAAAGTATTCATAATAAACTCCTATAAAATAGACGGCTTTTACACCGTCATATTAATCTTAAGCGCGAGCTGCCAATGCAACAAAAGGACTCAAAGTACTTGAGCCGTTTGCTGGTGCGAATGAAGATGCCACGCTTGATTGACCGTCCATGCGGAAAGTCGCTCTAAATGCCATCGCCCCAGAATCAAAATACAAGTGCATACTTGTTGCTGTTTCGATTCCACCCGCTTTAGTGATTGTTCGATACTGACTTAAATCAGCCAAAATAATATCGTTCAAATCGCCTAAAGTTTGGCAAGATTGCGTAACAATCACCGGACGACCTAGCAATAATCCGGCAGGGGCTGCCGACATGCCATTAGGTGAAGTCCAGATTAAATCGCCACCGCTGTTCATTGTGATTAACTGATTGTAAGCATCATTATGAATCAACCAAACCGCACGACCCATGCTACCCGCTGGCAAACGTCCCAACATCTTAGCAACGTTTTCCTTGTTGATAGTATCTGCTGTTTGTGAGCCTTCTTTGGCTTGAGCAACAATCGCCGCACTATTAATGATGCCTTCTGGCATTCCTGCGCCAGTACCGTTAATAATCGCGTCGTTTGTTTTCCATCGGATAGATTCTGCTGATTTAGCCGAAACATAAGCACCCATTGCGCTAGAATCTGCCAAAAGCTCATCAGTAACAGGAACCAAAGCGACTAACTTTTTCAATCGTAGGCTATTTGTGCCTAAAACTGGTTTAGTTTCTGTTGCTGCGGCTGCTTCGCCTTCCCAATAAGCGCGAATCCCATTAGAGCCCCAAGGCGTGGTTTCGTCTTTTGGAAAAGTCATTCCATTGCCATTAACATTAATATTGTCAGTTAACGGTAAAAGTGCATCACCTTCAAGGGAGGTTGTGAAAATATCAGTAGAATATTCAACAGGAACAGCAAACCCACCATCTGCGCCAGTGCCTTCGTTGCCGTAAGTGCTAGGAGTTGCAGCGCCGATTAATAGGCGTTCATCAACATTAGCATTAGGCATTGAAGCCGCGTGAACCGATTGAACAAATTCGCCGTAAGAGTTAAAACCCTTAGTTGGATCATCTTCACGGTTATCATGAGTTGTTAGGCCGATTGTAGTCGCTTCAAGAGGGCGTGTTGCCACTTGACGCTCTGCTTCAATCAATGTTTCTTCGCGTGCAATAGATGCGTTTAAGCCGTCTAATTCACCCATCATTGCATCATAAGACGCTTGATCTTCTTCGCCCAATACGTCTGCTGAATCATTCAGCGTTCGCGCATTTGCGATTAGTTCAGCTTTCTTTTGAAGGAAAGCACGTAGTTTCTTATTCATAATAAAAATCTCCATCTATTGCGGATAATATGCCTCACGGCATCCTATGTATTGCGCCACTTTGGACGCCGCCACTTTGGACGGGTGAGCCTACCGACTCAGTAAAGCTAAACGATTTGCATTTCTGCTTGATCGTGTTCGTTTTGTAAGCTTAGTAATTACTTCATCTAAACTTGCAATTTTATCTATCATACCTTCGGCCTTGGCTTCTTTCGCGCCTAATACGCGACCTTGACCATATCCATCCGTAACATTGTTCTTTGTTACGCCTCGACCTTGAGCAACTGCGCCAACAAAGTCAGAATAATATTCATTAACTCGTTTTTGTATGGCTTCTTTTGCTTCATCATCTAAAGGCTCGTAAGGGTTGCCTTCAACCTTGTGCTTTCCTGCGCTTATAAGCGTAGTTTTAACGCCCTCGGCCTGCATTGATTCGCTAACGTCCTGATGTGCTGTTAAGACACCTATAGAGCCAACCTCACCGCCTTGTGTTGTATAAAATTCACTGGCTTGTGAACCTATCCAATACGCCGCGCTCGCTGCTAGGCTATTTGAAACAGCAATAATAGGCTTTTGCTCTCTAGCCTCTCGAATTATATTTGATATTTCTTGAATACCATAAACACTCCCACCGGGAGAATCTATGTTTAAAACAATTTTTCCTATCGAGTCATCAGCTACCGCGCTTTGAATCTGTTTTCCCAGTGTTTCGGTTGAAGTCCCGCCACTCATGGCTTCCATCAT